GCCCTATCTTCATTTGAGATGCCGTGTGCTATCGCCTGAAGCACAAGAGCGTTTTGCGTGTCCTGCAAGAACTTCAACACCTCTGTAAAAATCAAACTTGTGCCTGCAAATCCAAACGCTTTCTTCTGGTCTTCAGTAATCATTGTGGGGTATTCGGGCTAACGCCAATCCTTCCAATCACAGCGTTCTGCTGCTGCATGATGCTCATGTTCAGGCTCTGCATGTACTTCTGGAAGAGTTGCTGGAAGTTCTCGTCCTGCTGCAACGCAGCCTGAGCTTTCGGATTGGACTGCATGACTTGTTGCGCGTACTGCATCTTGGTCTGTGCAGCCGGATCGTTCTCCTGATACAACGCCTCGTTGCCCAAAAGCATCATGCCAATGTCGTTCTGGACATCCTTGAACATCTTCTGGCTTGCTTGATCTTGGTTCATAATGAGCTGATCCGCCACTTCAGGCGCAATCGCTCGAATCATCATCTCAACAAGAGCGTTGGAGTTCAAAACACCACCAGAATCGATCTGCTTGATGGAAGTCAGGAACTGGATCTTTTTCGCAACGTACTCCTTGTCCATGTCCATGACATCGAACCGAAGATTGAAGTCGAACTCGTTGTGGATCTCGCTCAACGCCTTAGGCAACTGCCCGTTTGTGATGCGCTGGATCTCTTCTGGGGCCATGTACTGGCAGCACAACGAGAACATCTGACGAAACACGCTGCGCCACGACAGTAGCCAGCTATTGACCAGCTTCTGCTGCAACAACTGCGTCTTTTGAGGAAGCACGTTAACGTTCACTGTACCGAAGTACGCAGCATGGTTGGCCTCCACACGCTGGATCAGGTTGAACGCCACGTTAGGCTCACGAGCAGGTGGCTCCATGAAGCTGTAGTCGCTCTGGCTGACCACAGGCAGCGAGATGCCCGGTCCAACCCGGTTGATTGCTCCTACTCGCTTGACGACCTTGATGGGCGGAAGTGTGCTGAACGCCGTGTGATCTCGGATCGAGTCGTGTTGCGCCTTGATCTCGTCCTGATCTGTAGAAGCAAGCTCAGGAATGCCACGAGTATCCACAACTGCACGACGGAGTTGTTCTCGCCGGAACTCAACGAATGGATACTCTCCATGTGCATAATCAAGACGTTCATGTTTTGCCCAAGATGCGTTGTCTTCGGTTCTGTCACTGGCTGCCTGAGGACAGATCACCGTGTAATAAATGGCGGGCGCATTGCCGTCCATCGACTTGGTGTAGCAGTAAACCACCTCCACCATGTTCATGTAGTTGATCCCGTTGTAGACAAGCATCGTTGTCGTCGGCAACAGGTTCAGGTTGTAGTAGGTGCTGCTCTTTCCGATCTGCTGGAGGGCGCGTTCCACCCAATCCGGGTTCCAGCCCTCAGTCGTCACCTTCTCGCGCAACTCAACCTCGCTCATCCACGTTCTTCTGAAGATGACACGGCTTCTCTGAAGATCCGCTGTCTCAGGCGGGAAGATAATCTCGTCCCAAGGCTTCAACGCCACAATCTCAGGCAGGTTTTTGCTGACGTACTCTTCGTCTCTAGTCGTCATTCCGGTCTCGGCCAGCTCGCGAACCATCCTTTTAGCCTCATCTGCACTCAAATCAGGCACTGCAACCTGCAAAATCTCTGCGGCTTCCTGTTGAGAAGTCATGATAAGGTCAGGCAACTCCTGCAAAACCTGACTTCCAGACTGCGCAGCAAGCTCAATGACCTGCTGCATTGAAATATCCTGAGTCCGTTTGCTGATATTTTGCTGCCAGCCTACAAAAAAGGCGCTCCAACCGTACTGAAGCGCATATTGAGCCGCCAACTCCGCTTCTTTCAGAAGCTGCTGTGGCATTTTGTTGTCCCGAATCCACTTCATCAGCGTTGTCGCGATGCTTCCCCCCGTTATGTCCTTCAAATCAGTTCCAGTGACACGAATATCAGCCTTCTGAAAAGCCGTAACCAGCAACGCAGACAACTCGTTGCAACTTGAATCGATCAAACGGTTACGAACATCACTGGCTCCCTCAAAAGGCCACGCAGGACTGCCGTCTGGACGGTTCTCAGAGTGTTTCTTGCCGTCATCCGTCTGTCCGGGCCACCTCACAAACCGGATATTGTCGAACTTCGTGACCAAATTGCCCTGACTGGCGTTGATCATCGCCCGGTTGTACTCGTTAAGCAACTCCCCAACATGTGGGTTGTCGGAGGCAATAGCCAAAAGATCGGTCTTGGAATCCATAATTATCAGTAGCTGCCAATCGTTTGGAGCCGTTTCATCTGCTTATCCCAGTCCGGCCCACCAACATGTCTTGGTTGCATAACCACCAAATACCCTAAAGCATCAATCGGATCTTTACAAGCACCCTTCTGTCCGTCTTGTCCAGTCCATTCTCGCATGGAGTATATCAAGTTCTGGCAAGATTCATGTATCATTAGCTTGGGATGGTTCTTCCCATGTACCACAGGCATTTCCCTGTCGTAACAAAGCAGATCGTTGATAATCAAAACACGCTCATCCACTGTCACGGCAGCAGATGGCACAAAATGTAGTGGGCTTTCCACGTCCAACATCAAATCCAACAGAGTAACGCCACCCTCTTTGCTGACTGACTCTGTCCCGGCACTCCTCGGGTCAATGTAGCGTTCAGCGATCTCTTCCCGTTTTTTGGTCTCTGTATGCGTCTCCAGTGCCCACACCAGATTCGTGTACTCTTCTACCCCTCGTCCTGCTCCCTGTTTCTGTGCTGGCCCCGGCTTTCCGTCCGGCTTCTCGCACGGCAACGACCATTCGCCATACGAGATGTCGGGCCATTCCCGATACACCCAAATCACTCCAGCACTGTCCACTCTGGCCCAAAGCATGAACCAGTTCCGAGCCCCAGCAGGATCACACACCATGTAGTTCGTGCCATCTGGACAGGCTTCAGTCACTGGTTCATGGAAGATGTTCTTGTCGCTGAATAGCGGAAACTGGCTGCCAGCAGTCTGTTCAGCCCAGCCATACGCACGGATCTTGATGTCATGCGTGCTCCTTGTCTTAAGCGTGTGCTTCATCCGTTCCCAGTTGTTGTACGGGTTCAGCTTGCTGTGGAACCAAATGCAGGCGTGCCTGCCATAAAGACTTTCCGCAGTGTAAGGCATGTTGCCGGGTGGCACTCCCACCACGTTGGCGTGCGGCAAAAGCTCGGACTCACGCCAGCTCGTAAACTTGCTGCTCGTGATAAACTCCTTCACCGTCTGCGTGTACCCAAGGATCGGCGTGAACGTCACCAGCAACTTCCCGTTCCTTGTCACAAGCCGGTACCGTAACGTCTCCAGCCAATCCTGAGGCACCAACTCGTCACACCAAATCATGTCCACTTCACCACCCTCAATCACCTTGATGTCCTGAGCGTAGTTCAAAAACCAGATCTGGTTCTTCTGGAAAACCGCTGTGTTGTCACTGAACCCGTTCTTCTGTGTCCAAGACACCTGCGTGAGCTTGTTGCGCTTCACCTCCTTCAGTTCCGAAGGCAGATACTTGTAGATGACGTTCTGCTGATAGCTGATACTCGTCATGTTGGTCGTGTGCAAACACCAGATGTTCAGCCCACGCCGCTCAGTCTTCTCCCTGACCCATGCCGGGGTGTTCCCACTGGGGTCATGCCCAACAAACGCCTGAACCACCCTCTTGGCCGCATACTCCGTCTTGCTGGCCCGGTTCCCGCCAAGGATCAGTAGCTCGTTAAACTTCCCCATCAACTCGTCGGCATCCTTCCACGCTGGCAACTCAGTCCCGTACCGATACGGATCTGTCTGTTCAGCCACAATCCTCTGCTCCCGCATGACAAACATCTCGATCACCTTGTCGGGACCCATGTTGTCAATCATGCGCTTACGCTCGTACACCGTGGGATTCGGCATGATCGGATGATCCCTCAACGGAAACTCCAAAATCTTCTTCTCCAACTCAATTTTTTGTTGATCTTCCATGTGAACCTTGTACTTTTTGTCTCGCAACCAATAGGAGGTTGCCGCCTATGCCCTGCCAACCTGAAAAAAGGAAGCACGGCAGACATCAGAGTGTCAAGTGAGCCTGCTTGACTTAAAAATGCCAGTGGCCTCAAAACTGGCGAGTACTCACAGTCATACCCCGCGAGAGAGGGTGGCCACCTGTTGAAAGGGTAGCTCTGTATGCCTCATGACTGTGCCAAATGCGACGACGATGGACTCACCGGATGGATCGTTCGGTTTCCCTTGCTCAGAGTTTTTATAGTACACCCCTAGAAGTAAGCAGCAATGCCGAGTCTAGGGGTTACTATGCTCTGAACTCAGGATCTTCCGTCTGGATTGTTGGTTTCTTCGTAGGTTCCGTCAGAGGGACCGAAGAAGAAACAAGCCACTGTAGTAATCATAAAACTCTCTTCGAGAGCCCCTTAAAAGGCTCTCGACAAGAAGAAAAGCATAAGAGAAGAAAGCCAAGAGCCAAAACAACACAAGTCACTTGAGCCAAGTCAACTAGGCCATGACTTAATCGACAAACGTGTTGTAAGCCGACTGCTGGCTTCGCTGGCCACCTTGCTGGCTTTAGCGACCAAACACCTTCTTGAGCACCAGATGGC